TGGGGAGGGGGAATATTCCCCCTCCTTTATTTTTATCCTTCGTAACCTTCTGGATATGGAATCTTGTTTTTTGTACGATCTGAAGGGACTTTATTCATTGCCATTTTATATAGCTTCAAAAGTTCTTTCTTAAAGCTGACAAGATAAAGTCTTGTGTGAGGAACAATGTATTTATTTGATCCCGTATCAAGTAATTCAATATACCAATCCACAAGATCAAGTTTTGATACAATATATCCGACGATGAGATTTTTATCAATGTCATCTTTAATGGATTCAATTTCAATCTGAATGTAGGGAATGATGGAACGTGGAATCTTTTTCAACTTTTTCATCCCGGAGGATTCTCTCCAATATCGGTCACGATCGTTACAAACTTCAAGATCCCATTGCTTTCGTGCATATTCTAAATGAAGTAATTCCATCGACTCATTGTAGGACCCATTGACAAAATTCTCAATGGATTCGTTGAATGATTTTTCATCCTTCTTATTGAGTCCAATCAATGATTTCACATCATTCAAAATTTTATCTTTATCCTTTAGAGGATTGATGTATCGTTTTGCAATTGATTGGAAAAAGTTATTGATGCTTTTAATAACATCAGATGAAATCGTTAATGTGGATGGATCATTGAGTTTCACATTTTTAATGTTGAACACCGACTCCATTGGTGTTGCAAAAATTTTATAGAACGATTGGTTTTCCCGAATGAATTTTTTCATATTCGGTGGAATTCGTGTTGCTCGATACATCAATTTGTTTGTAATCGTCGATGCTCCCTTATCGTAATATTGCACCGTTCGTTTGAGGAATCGTACAATATCCTCAGGAGATTTTGCATCTTCAAAGATTGATTTTGAAATACGAATCTTAATCGATGGATCCTTATGAAGAAATCCCTTGATCTGTTCCGTTCCCTCAACAAAACGAGAAATAAATGTTTGATCCAATTTTGGAATCAGGTAAGAAACCACATTTTCTTTATCATTCGTTAATTCAAATTTAACCTTTTGGAATCCAGGAGCCCATTTCTGTAAAAGATCTTTACTGATGATTTCAGAAAATTCTCTCATCGGAACATCTTTGATTTCATCGGATTTTTCAACAATACCCCTTGCAATCTCCATTAGGTTTTTCAGAGCATTCTTATTTGTAGAAGGAGTGGTTGATAATGAAGCTTCTGTTACTGGAAGATTTCTGGTATAATTCCAATTCATGATAGAAGTCTTAAAACTTTCTAAACATAGATAAAGATTAATTTTATTCTTCGGAAGATTATCGGCAGGGAAGCAAAGATACATTCCTCTATCTTTGAGGTAAATATCCGTATGTGCAACAAGTTCATTTAGAAATGTAATTGTATCATCGAATGACGTATCTGATGTATCACATGTTCCTATACAAATCTTAGATGTTGCATCATCGTATACAAATCCTTCCGTGAATAATGTAAATTGACTTCCAATTGCAACATACTTATTCATACTCTTCAGTCGATTGAATTCTTTTCGAATATTTTCAATCGCATCATAAATGTAATCCTGAAGTACAGGAGGAACTCCCTGAATCATTAAACTCAATGACTCGGGGTCCCTTTCATCTTTATCAATATCCACGGATAGGATATTATCATTTGTATCCATTGATATCCACCTTTCATACATCGATATCGATGACTTTAAATTCCAAACATTCTTTTCGTAAAATAGCAGCACGTTTATTTGCCCATCTGCGCAGCTGAGGAATATCTGCATCGACCATGTCATACATATATGTTGGTCGCCCATCATCCCGAACGCGACAGCGTCCTCGGATCTGCGATGTCAAAATCCAGGAACTGTACTGAGCGGCAACAATCAACCGGGAAAGATCTTTATAATCAAACCCAGTCCCTGCCGATTGCGGTGTCGAGATTAAACAATTGCAAGTTTTTTTATTATTTTCATTTTCGGCAAATGAATTATAGGAATGGATTGTTCCGATGGTTAGATCAGGATACATCTCACCCATAATGGATTTGAACATTTCGGCAGATGCAATGCTTGGCATTAGGATCAACGTTTTTCCATAATCACATTCTTTGAATGCCCTTCGAATGATTTTAATCAGCTGCTTCATAAATGGTGTAATCGTCCCATCTTCGGGAAAGATAAGTTTGGAGTAGGTTGCGATTCCAATCCCAATGCGAGTCCACTTATCTGATCTCTCCGAATATCTCCATTTATTTGTAACCTTCTGTAATTCCTCTTTCGTTAGATGAGAATGTCCCCAAAACATTTTACATATTGTATGAGGCTTCATTCCATAAATGTTTCCTGGTTTACGATTCCAGAATGTCGGTTTCTTTTCCTGCTCGCGGAAAATATTAATATCTCCAAACATTTCTTGATAGAGATTATTTTCCGCTTCACCAGAACGACCAAATGTCCCTGTAAGATATAGGTTATTCGGAATATTACAACACCCATCGATATTGATAATATTCTGGAACCACATTTGGACTTCATCAATTACCTTAAATCCAAATCTACAATTTTGAAGAACCTCTTCCATATCATAGCGATTATTTAATGATGCCAGTGTTGGATGAATGGTGATAACAAACCATGCATCTTGAGCATTATGGATAAAATCTTCTGGACGTCGAGCAATCAATACTTTAGATGGATCAACTTTGAACATTCCAGTCAATGTATCCGCCCATTGTTGTCGAATTGATGACGTTGGAGCGATAATCAATGTTTTTAGTCTCGCAGCGATTGCGCAATAACATGCCATAAACGTATTATGTGTAACAATGAATTGTTCTGTAAGATACAATTGATCTGGAGCATCGACAGATATACATTGAGCTTCTTCACGTTTCACCAATTTAATATCTTTGATAATAAGATATTTAAATGGTTGCTGGAAATCCTTAACCAATGCAGCATTCCTTGCAATAGAAAGTTTCTTTGGGTGAGTAAAAATTTCCTGTTTAAATTTTTGAGGAACTCGAATACTCACTGAAGCATGAAATCCTTCTATATATTTTTCTTCCCTCTTATCTGGAGAACCTATTGTTGATGAATACCCGAAGCCACGAATGATTTCCTGGATCTGCTCCAGTAATTTTTTTGAACACGATGAATATGAAACATTATATCGAATTCCATCATGATTGCATATAGACCCATCCGTATCCATCAATCCTCTTAATAGTTCCAATCGAATCATTGGATCGTTATAGCAATATACTTCTGGGATTTTTTTATCGCGAGAATAACAATTGATCATTTCTGGAACGTTTTTAAAGAAATCTTTCGTACGGACCTTTTTTCCATCTTTAAAAAATTCATAGGTATAACAATCTTCCCGTTTCCTTGTAGTAAATCCACAAAGCTTTGCTACTTTACTAGGAACGAAACTGTCACCCGATGATAAAGATAATGGACCTAATGTACAACATCCATTTCCAATGAATGCGCCCAATACATATGGATGAATGGGAACATCTCGATGCAGATATTCTACTGGTGATGATAAGAGCTGTACTCGGTATTTGTACAGATATGGTTCTCTCTTAGATCCAGTCCGAATATTATCTCGTGCAATATGAGGAACGAATGAACGGTAATCTTCTAACATATCTCGCGTCCGGATCGTCCTCGGCTTAGATGGCCATGCAGTAGTCACTGTCCATAAATGATCTAGACCACAAAGAGCATATCTTCCATCATTAAATGTGATCTTATATATGTCCTGAACTCCTTGTGGAAAAACCCCAGTAACATTGATAATTTTACCATTGGAACCGAAGATCCGATCCCCGACACGAATATCACCCATTCGGATGAATCCTTGTGAATTTGGTGCAGGTATCTTCCTACTAATTGGCTCTAGTTTTCCCGTTCCAGGTGAAAGGATGCCACCAATTTTCATCTTCTTTGAGATTTTATCTAATGCATAATTGATGAAATCTTCTTGCAACTGATTCCTTGGTTTCATGGAATGTTCAATGACTGGAATTCGATCATAATCCCAATATTCATTGGACTCGTCAATCAGTTTGTGTTTCGGAAATAATTTACCAATAGACTTTTCCATTCCTGTTGGTAAACAAATACGACGTTTTTCTTCATTTAAATAGATAAATACATTATCCATTGTAGAAGATAAATTTTCAATGTATGTTCTTTCACTATCACTATATTGATCAAATATTAAACGAGTTTTTTGTTTAATGATTTCCACGCTATCACTTCCTCTAACAATTTCATTATAAAGTCGTAGAAGGCTTAATTGAAATGTGAAAATCGATATCATCATAATTTATAAATAAGGAGGGGAATATTCCCCTCCTTATTATTTAACTTTTATTTGGATGGATTTGCACCAGCACGATTGTTATATACAAATTGAATGTATCGATATTGATTCATAATGGCATCGATGATAATTGGTCCGGTTGGAATTACAATGGATGTGACTGCTTTATTTGCAGCGTTGAGCATATTCTGATACTCGTTGATCTTACTCATATCCTTCTCACCGGAAAGCTTTGTTTTAATTGTTGAAATACTATTGATTAGATTTCCAGAAATCTGTTCAATTCGATTCACAATATCATCCAGGCTCGTAATGTTATTTACCCAAATCGGAACCGACTGTGCAACCATATCTGCGGAGTATACTTGTGGCTTTGGATCCGAACCATCATCATTGTACAGAATATAATTTTTGTACTTCTGTGGAGCATTTGCAGAATCACTACCATTAAACCAATCATACACTTTCTTATCACCATAGAAAGCAACTAGCTGCTCTTGATATTTTGCAAATGTATCGGTTGGAGCAATTGCCATCATTGCACGATTGGTGAAATTGAATTTGATTGGATTACGATAGACCACCCATTCTGGCATTGTAACACCATCAGCAAGTTTAATCGTTTGGAGATCAGCTTTGTGATCTTCAACCCATTTAATTGCTGCAGCAACACCCTGCTTCTTGATAAAATCACCAATGCGCTGTGCCATTCCTTTAATTAGGGAAATGATCTTATCGAGAATATTTGAAAGCGTTTTCTTTGTTGCATTCACCATGTTGTCATTGTTGTTTGAAGAATTCTGTTGTGTTGTAGAAGATGAACTTTGTTGATTGTTCGTTCCTTCCATATCACTAAGATCATTCTTCTGATCCCCATCTTCCTTAAACAGAATGGAATCCTTAAACGCATCTAGTGTTGCAAGATACTCACTCCGAAGCGATTCCTGAATGTAAAATGGCATTGCATAACATTCCGTAATCACATCATTTACGAATGGATACTGCATCTTCTTCCATGATTGTTCTTTCGGTTCTGTCGTGATGAAGTCTGAAATATTCAGACTATATGGCGCATCTTCATTTGCATAGATATCGTTGAGTTGCTCTTCAATTAGACTAAACTTTTTCCAAATCGCTTCACGAATTGGACGGAATGTATTACTGATGACACCAAGCATCCGTACTTCATCAAATGCGCCAGATTGTGTAATCGGTCCACGATCAAATGAAATTGCAAAACTATCATCAGCGGATCGATCTCCAGGAAGAGTCATTGCGAATAGATATAGATCCAGGGCAAGATTTTTAATTGATTCGATCGGTTGATCGCAAGGTGCACTCATAATGATATTACAAATTTCATCGGCAGGCGAAATAAATGTATTTCCATCCGTTGAAATTGTTCGCAATTGCATAATTGCTTTTAATTCATCAATAAACGCTGTATTGAGGGGATCGATAAAGCAGCGATTGATAAATGGGTGACCCTGTCCACCGTTACAGTATGCATAGCAATATTTATTGATCAGCTGATAGAGTGTATTTTTACTCAGCTCTTTTCCGAGAGGACGGTTACTCCACTCAGCTGTCGTCACTTTTTCAATTCGATCGGCGATACCAAGTCGATACATAAATTCTTTCAATGTTGTAAAGAATGGATTCATATCCCCATTCAACCAATCCATATCTGTCTTCTTTGCAAATACAGAAAGTCCTCTGAAATTGGAAGAGAAATCGTTTACGGTTGATTCTGTAACGGGTGCTTCGGAATCAAATCCGCGAACATATTCACCGAGCATCCAGTTCTGCATCATATACATACGAATTGCTGTTCCAACATACCCTTCATGGAAGATACAGGAGAGTTTCGTAAATGTATACATATCCTCAACGAGTAATGTATCCTTGCATGCTCGAACGGATGCATCGAGTGCCTTTAGAATAACCCCAACAATTGAAGTATCCGTCATTAGATTTCCACGAATGGATGCAAAATAGGAAACATCGAGTGTCTCTGCAGGATGTACACTCTTAATTCCCATTTCAAAAATTTGCCAAATTTCTGACATATTGTAAACATTGAAATATTTCTGTAATGCGAAACTCAATGTTCTACGAATGTCAGAATCTTCATTCTTTGATTTCAAGATATCGTTTGTTGCAAGAACAATCGATGCATAATCAAACTTTGGGAACAGGAATGACTGGATATCACGGAATGACAATACTTCCTGCCCAGCAACTGGTGTTGGGAGTGAACGTGCTTTATTTACAGCCATTCGTCCATAGTCCGCATATTTTGAGAGTGTATCCGAAATCTCTCTTCGTGTATTTGATGACATCCAATCAAATGTATCATCTTTATCTCGGGATAATTTTACAGAAATATCCGTAATAGCAAGTCCAACGGATTCGATATCATCTTTGAATTCAATCAAATCAATATAATCGTTCATTTATCGAACACTCCTTCTTAATAAATCAGCAAGTATCTTTTTTCGTAAGGATATTAAAAAGGTGGTTTCGAAATGGCTAAAAAATACAGATGTGCATTTTGCGATTTTTCCGTCGTTCCAAATGGAATCAAAAAGGGAGTTAAGTCTTCTAAATATATTATGGGGGAACATTATGAGCGAATGCATAAAGAATCTCTCCCGGAAGATATGGATGGGTTTCGATATTTCTACTATCTTCTAACCAAAAAAAAGCAAGGATCTTGCATCATATGTAAAAATCCTACCGACTTCAATCGCGTTACCATGAAATATTCCCGCTTTTGCAATAATCCAAAGTGCAAAGAAACATACAAAAAAGAAGTCGATGGTCGTATGTTGAAAAAGTATGGGAAAGTAAACCTTCTCGATGATCCGGAACAACAGAAAAAAATGTTAGCAAATCGGAAGATTTCTGGAAAATACAAATTCCGCGATGGTGTTGAATTTGAGTATACTGGCACATATGAACTCGATTTCTTAAAATACTTAGATCAAGTATTGAAATGGAAATCTTCTGATATTATGTCTCCTTCTCCCCATCTATATTCATACACTTATGATGGGAAGGATCATTTTTATATTCCAGATTTTTTCATTAGCAGTATAAACTGCGAGATCGAAATAAAATGGGATAGTAATGGAGTTCGGAATAAAGAATCGTGGGAGAAGGAACAGATCAAAGATGGTTTAATGAAATCCATGTCAAATCTGTTTAATTACATAAAAATCTATAATAAAGATTACACTGAATTCAATGAATTTTTGAAAAATGGAGATGAATAATTATGGGTGATCTTGATATGTCCATCCCTAATTACATAAACTTCACAGCACGCACAGATCTTACTCCAGATGAAATCAAAAGTCTGGAATCCATTCAGCAGATGCATCTGCCGATTGAACGTGTTGATCCGCTTCTGGAGTTTAAGTATGCAGGAAAAATTACAACCGATGAGTTTGAAACAATGACTGGTTTACCTTATTCTTTTACTGGCACATGAAAAAGTGAAGGG